ACACCTTATGCTCTTAAAACATATTTACAAACTTATGATAATACAGTGTCAAAATATGTTCCATTAGAATTGTTTCCTGACCAAATATCCTTATTAGAGGATTATGAAAATTTTAACGAAAACATCGCATTAAAATATAGACAGGCGGGAGTATCAACAGTTACCGCCGCTTGGGTATCCAAAAAATTAGCCTTCGCCAAAAAAGAAAAACCTGAAAAAATTCTAATTATTGCAAACAAACTTGATACCTCATTAGAGATGGCTAATAAAATTAGGGCGTTTGTTGGTCAATGGCCTTCATGGGTGAATATAGATTTTGCACCTGAAAAAAATTCTCAAAAACATTACAAATTAACAAATGGTTGTGAAGTAAAGGCGGTTGCAACCTCTAAAGATGCTTTACGTGGATTTACACCAACGGTTCTAATATTTGACGAGGCGGCGTTTATTGAGGCTGACAGTGATTTCTGGGCGGCTTGTATGGCGTCACTTTCTACAGGAGGTAAAGTAATCGTTGTATCAACACCAAACGGTTACGACCCAATTTACTATGAGATATACGACCAAGCATTAAGAAATATGAATGATTTTAAGATTTCTGAAATGTATTGGTTTAGAGACCCAAGATACACCAAGGATTTATATTTGGTAAAAACTAAAGACATTATTCATTATTTGTTAAATAAAGAAGAATATTCTAATGATGATATGTTAAGTTGGGAATCAATTCCTTTTTCTGAACGTAACTATGTTGACCTTAAATCACTAATGGATGACGGATATAAACCATGTTCGGCTTGGTTTGAATCTATGGTTAAAAAACTTAAGTACGACAAGAGAAAAGTGTCGCAAGAGTTGGAATGTAATTTTTTGGGTTCAGGAGATAATGTTTTTGACTCAAACTTAATGCAAAGAGTTAGAGAAAATATGATTAAAGACCCTCAAAATAAAATGATGGGTAATTCTCTTTGGATTTGGAAAGAACCTGTAGTTGGTCACAAATATGTTATGGGGGTTGACGTATCAAGAGGAGATTCAGAAGACTTTAGTTCATTTCAAATTATCGATTTTGATGAGAGAGAACAGGTTGCAGAATTTGTTGGAAAACTTCCTCCTGATACTATGGCAGAGGTTTGTTATAAATGGGCTAATATGTATTCTTGTTTTATTGTAATTGATATCACTGGTGGTATGGGGGTTTCTACCGCAAGAAAATTACAAGAAATGGGTTATAAGAATTTATATGTTGATGGAGTTGACATGGCAAATAAATGGAAATATGACCCAAAAGCTTTAGAAAAAATACCAGGAATTAACTTTAATAACAAACGAGTTCAAATTATTGCGTCCTTCGAGGAGGTCATGAGACATGAATTTAGAATATACAGTTCAAGATTGTATAACGAAATGAATACGTTTGTATACATTAATGGTAGACCTGACCACCAAAAAGGACATCATGATGACTTAATTATGTCAATTGCAATGGCAACATATGTTGCGGAATCATCATTTAGTAATCTAACCAAGGTAACCCAACAAACAAAGGCAATGATTGATTCTTGGTCAGTAAATAATAATGAACACGTTACTAACACAATATCTTTTAATCCTGTAATACCTCATTATAATGAAAGAAAGGGTCAATTTAGTAATGGTAATATTGGTAGGGAAGAATATATAAAATACGGTTGGTTATTTGGGGGTCGTTAATATTTATTGAAAATGGGTTTAGAAAGAAGAAAAAAATCGGGTAGGGAGTTTGCAGGTTCAAAGTTAAATGTTCCTGGTCAAGGTATTTTTACTGTTGAGAGAAGTCCCAATGATAAAATACACATACATAAACAAATAGGGAGAATCCCAAGACCTCCTCAAACACCAACGCCTACTCCTACTCCTACTGTAACTCAAACATTAACCCCAACGACTACCCCTACTCCTACTGTAACTCAAACATTAACCCCAACGACTACTCCTACTGTAACCCCAACAATAACTAATACACCAACACCCACAGTTACTACTACTGTTACCCCAACAATAACTAATACTCCAACACCTACTGTAACTTGTTCAAGACCATCTGGTTTAACTTTAACTTTTGCTTACCACGATGTTAATGGTGTAAATATAACAACAGGTATAACCGCCGCGTGTGAAGGATTATATTTATTAAACACTGCAATAGTTCCTGCAAGCTCTTATGGTATTAGACTTATAAATACACCAGCCCAAATTGGTGATTATGTTTATTTAGATGTTCCATTATCAACCGCGTGTGAAACAATACCCGATGGATTTTATGTATTTGAAGATATTCTTGGACCTAGTTATTATATTGTTGAGGTATCTAATGGATATGTAATTGATTTACCTAATTGTGAAATTGACCCATTGAGTTTAGGTCAACCATTACTTTATTACTCATCCTATTACCCTTCATTTTTAACTCCATCACCATTAGTATCTGGTAACCCGATATCTCGTTTGTATAGAGTCAATGATTTTAATTATTTGGCAATATCCTCATCATCATCTGTAACTTGTTCACCTTATTGGTCAACCTTATCAGGTGAAGATATGATTTATTTTCCTGGCGATATAACAGGTGCATGTGCTAACCAATATTATTATACTGATAGTGTAACACCATTAGATTTTATGTACCAACAAAGATATTCGTATACAATTTATTTAGTTACAAAACCTGAATCAAACCCAATTAGTTACGGATTATTTAATAACTCTATATCAACACCATCAGCGTCGAGAGGGATATCATTAATAAACATCAATAGCATAGGAGATTGGAACATTAGTTTCCAAGTTAGAAACGGTAGTGGAGGGCCTGGCAGCTTTACAGTTTTAAACTTACCAATAGAAACTAATGCCAATAGTGGTATTTTAGACGGTAAAAATTTAAGAGTAATGTCTATAAGAGCTCAAGATACTTTGGATTTAATAACAACCGCAGCTTACTCTTATATAAATGGTATTTTAAGTAATTCAGTAACACAAACTAATGTACCAACAGACACTGACCCTAATACAATACCACTACATATAGGAGCTCTAAGCTCATTATCAACTCCAAGAGTGATGAAAGGATATATTGCTGACTTTTTAATTTTTGACACAATGCACAATGAAGTAACTCATTATTGGGTGTCACAGTTCTTAAAAACTAGGTGGAACATAACGTGATAAAAACTATTTAATTATATAATTAAAGAATTAAAATTAGTATATGGAAAATAATCAAAATAATAATCTTACAGTTTGGCAAAGATTGTCCCACGCTTTTGGACCAAACGCCTTACTTAATCAAGATTACCCAACTTATAAATTTGACAGAAGAGAGCTACTTAAAACTACTTCTAAACAAGAATACGAAAAAGAATTATTACAAGCACAACAAACCTATTACTTAGCAAACCAATGGACTAAAATCGAAAGTAATCTTTACACCCAAGCGGTTTATTACGAACCAACTCGTTTAGCATCTTTTTACGATTATGAATCTATGGAATATACTCCTGAGATTTCAGCCGCTTTAGACATTTATGGAGAAGAGTCAACAACTGTTGACCAAAATGGTTACATGTTACAAATTTATTCTGAGTCGAAAAGAATAAAAGGAATTTTGGCGGATTTATTCAATAATGTTTTGGACGTTAATACCAATTTACCAATGTGGACAAGAAACACATGTAAATACGGTGATAATTTTGTTTATTTAAAATTAGATGCTGACAAAGGAGTTGTGGGATGTATGCAACTCCCAAACATAGAAATTGAACGTTTAGAAAGGGGGATGCCATCACAAGGTTCCGCTCAACATGTCGATGAACCAAAAGAAAATAAAGGACTAAGATTTAAGTGGAAAGCAAAAGACATGGAGTTTAATTCATGGGAAATTGCTCATTTTAGATTATTAGGTGACGATAGAAAACTTCCTTACGGAACATCTATGTTAGAAAAAGCAAGACGTATTTGGAAACAGTTATTGTTATCTGAAGATGCCATGTTAATTTATAGAACTTCAAGAGCGCCAGAGAGACGAGTATTTAAAGTATTTGTTGGGAACATGGATGATGCGGATGTTGAACCTTATGTACAACGTGTCGCTAATAAATTTAAAAGAAGTCAAATTGTTGATAGTAAGTCAGGAAATGTTGATATGAGATTTAATCAAATGGCGGTAGACCAAGATTATTTTATTCCTGTACGTGACCCAGCAGCACCAAACCCAATTGACACTTTACCTGGGGCTCAAAATTTGGCAGAAATTGCTGATATTGAATATATTCAGAAAAAACTTGTAACCGCATTAAGAATTCCTAAAGCTTATTTAGGGTTTGAGGAGGCGGTAGGTGACGGTAAAAATTTATCATTACTTGATATTCGTTTCGCAAGAACTATTAACAGAATTCAAAAATCTATGATTGCAGAACTTAATAAAATTGCAATCATACATTTATTCTTATTGGGATTTGAAGATGAGTTAAGTAATTTTACTTTAGGTCTTACAAACCCATCTACACAGGCGGATTTATTAAAAATTGATGTATGGAAAGAAAAAATATTATTATACAAAGACGCGGTCGCTGCTATTGAGGGTATCGCACCTGTTTCAGTTTCTTGGGCTAAAAAACATATTCTTGGGTTGTCTGATGAAGAAATTAAACTTGATTTACAACAACAAAGAATTGAAAAGGCGGTTGGAGCTGAATTAACTAATACCGCAACAATAATAACTAAAACAGGTATTTTTGATAATGTAGATAAATTATATAAGAGTGTTTCAGGAGCCACAGGAGGAGCGTCAGCACCACCTCCACCACCTGGAGGTGAAGAAGGAGGAGGACCACTAATACCGCCTCCACCGCCAGCAGGGGGTGAAGCGGAAGTAACTCCTGAATCATTTAATAGAGACAATTTGAAAATTTTGTTAGAAACTGATAGTTTAACCGATGAAGATTCTTTTATTGATTTATCAAAAGGTAAGAATTATTTGGGGGAAATAGAAAACCAATTGGGAAAACTTTTAAGAGATTGATATTTATAAATAAAAAAGAAAATGAAATTTGGTATCTTAAAATCTAAAATAGAAAAAGTATTACTTGAATCTTATTCAAATGACACTTTCAAAAACGAATTAAAAAATTTCAAAACAAATGTTCTTGAAAAGAAGAACATTGCTAAAGTTTTTTATTTGTATGACGAACTTAACTCAAGAAAAGGTTTGAATGAGTCTATCGCAAGAGATTATATTAATGAGTGTATTACAATCTATGAAAATAGTATTAATAAAATTAAACCTTCTGATTTACAATCATTAAAATCTTGGGTTAACGGGGTTAAAACTGAAAATCAGTATGAGAATATAGATAACTTATTCTCAACAGATGTTTTAACTATTGAGTCACGAATCCAAAGTAAAAAAGTTATTTTAGAATCATTAAAAAGACCAAAACCAATTGAAAAAGAAATTGTTAAACTCCCTATGAGTACAATGATTAGTGTTGCCAATAAAACAATACAAAATTATATGGAGTCTTTAAATGAGTCAGAAAAGAAAGAGTTAATCAAATTTTTAAACTCTGATGACACAGAATTAAAAACAAATTTTGATTCACTTAAAGAAAGTGTATTAGGGAAATTAGAGACTTTAAAAGAAGGTTCAGATTCAGAAACTTTAAATAGAATAAATGAAACTATCAGTAAAGTTTCCGTTGAAAAATACGACAAATTAACTTACTTTAAATTAAAAGGGTTAAAAGAAAATCTTTAATCTTGATTGTCACCAAATTTTTTCTGAACGTATTTTGCTTTAGAAAATTGATTTCTGCGTTTTACTGAAGGTTTAACAAAAGTTTTACGATTATTCAATTCAGTCATCTGTCTTGTTTTGATAACCTTACTTTTGTATTCTTTAAGAGCTCTCTCTAAATTGTTTTTTTTAACAAGAATGATTAGCATATATATACAAATATCAACAAAGATAATAAATTTTGACTAATCACACAAATATTCTTATTTTTTGATAAAATAAACAGAAAAATATGAATATTAATGAAAAAGGGGAAAACCTCTCGAATCCAAGGATTCAAAACAGTCAAAGTACTATATTGTACAGTAGACTCAGTAAATTTTAAATCTCTCTATTTAAACATTCAAACTTGGGTAGAACCCATAAAAGACTCAGAAAATTGGAATCGTATTGTTCTCAATTTTAGTCGGTCAATCAAACATGTTATTTATGAAACTTTAAATAAGTCATTTTTTGATGATAAATTTATTGTCGATTTAGACTTAAGGTCAAGTGGGATAACTGTAGGTAAAAAATCATTTTTGAATTTAGAAATTAATCTGTACTTAAAAGAATTAATCACAGATTTTAAGTCAATTAAACTACGAGACGAATTAAAACAAATGGTCAAAAATGTAATACAATATGGATTTTCAAAAAACGAATATTTTAAATTTCATTTAACTAAAAATGGTAAAACAAAGGAAAGTAAGGTAAAATTGGTAACTCATTAATATTTATTATTAAAAATAGACAATGAGTTTACAAATTATACAACCTGGCCAAACAGGGAAAGGGATATTGATTGAATACGACGCAGGATATATCAATCCTAAAACAGAAAACAATCAATACATCATGGAACAAAAATCTATGTTGGACCATTCTAAACCTTTTGAGTTCTATGCCGTATTACAGAAATATAATACCCCGAACAGAAATGGTAGAATTTACCCTGAAAGGATTTTAAAAAGAGAAGCTGAAAATTATAAAAAGATGATTCAGAAAGGTACATCACTTTCTGAGTTAAACCACCCTGAATCATCTTTAATTGACTTGGATAGAGTGTCTCACATTATAACTGACATATGGTGGGACGGTCCTGTACTTATGGGAAAACTTAAACTTTTAACAAGTCCTGGTTTTCACGAAAGAGGAGTTTGTTCGACAAAGGGAGACTTAGCGGCAAATTACTTAAGACAAGGGGTTACATTAGGAATCTCTTCAAGAGGAGTAGGTTCTCTTAAAAAAGTTGGAGAACAAAACGAAGTTCAAGATGATTTTGAATTAATTTGTTTTGACCTTGTATCTTCCCCTTCTACGCCAGGTGCGTATCTTTTCTTAGAACCTGATGAAAGACATCAGTTTGAAGAAAACTTAGAAGAGGAACAAAGAATGAGAACTGAAAGAGAAGTTGGACCTTCAGGTAACAAATCTCTTGACTTAATGAAAAAATTGTCCGATTATTTAGGATATTAAAACATTTATTATGGACGAAAAATATTTCATCGCACGTGTTACCATTGATATGGTTGATGCCGAATCAGGAAAGGTAAAAAAACAAAAAGAAGAAAAGTTGGTTAAGGGTTATAATCCAACTGATGTAGAAGCAAAAGTAACCAAGGTGTTCGAACATTATACACAAGATTGGAGAATAACCGCGATTGTTGAAAGTAAGATTGATGAGGTGATAGAATAATTTAAATTTCAATAATTTAATAATCAATTTTAAAAAGGAGGTCAAATGACCTCCTTTTTATTTTTTTGTCAAAACGGAAATATTTATATACAAATAAAAAAACTAATTCTGAAGAAAGTCAAAAAACGACTTTTTTAGGAATTGGTAATATTTATATATAAAAATATAAAATGGCAAAAGAAAAATCTTTAGTAGAAGAAGCAATCATCCAAATGAAAAATTTGGAGGAGGCGGTTGCTGAAAATGCAAAAGGAATACTTGCTTCAACAATGAAGGAAGAAATCAAAGAATTAGTAAAAGAATCTCTATCTGAACAAGAAGAAGAAGACGCAGAGATTGAAACAGATGTTGACATGGAAGAGCCTGAAATGGAAGAGCCAGAAATGGACGACGAAGAAGGTGATGACATGGATACTGATAATGAAGACGAAGATATGATGTCTATGGACTCTATGGACACAATCGACTTGACTGGTCAATCTGATGAACAAGTTCTTCGTGTATTCGAATTGATGGACCCTGAGGATAAAATCATCGTTAAAAAAGATAGTGCTGGTAATATCAATCTTAAGGATAACGAAACAAACAAAGAATACATGATTGTTCAAGAAGGAGACGAGGAGATGTTCGAAATGTGGGACGAAGAGAACGAAGAATATGAGGAAATGGATGAAGAAGATGACTCTATTGAATCAATCGTATCTAAAGTTTTCGGTAATGAAGACGAAGAAGAAATGGATTTCGAAGACGAAGAAGAAATGGATTTCGAAGACGAAGAAGAAATGGATTTCGAAGATATGATGGAAGAAGAAGACATGGATGACATGATGGAAGAAGAAGACATGGATGACATGATGGATTCAGAAACTATATATGAAATCTCTTTTGACGACGAAGAAGAAATGGATTTTGAAGAAGAAGACGATTTCATGATGGAATCTAAAACAAAAAAATCTATCAAACCAAAGGGAGTCGGAATTGGAAAAGGTCCTAAAAAAGACATCTATTCGAAAAATCCTAATACAAGTGGAGGTTTTCAAGTGGTTAAGAAAAAAGCTAACAAGACCATGGGTACTGGAAGTGCAAAGAAAGGTTTCTCTTACGATGCAGAAAAAGACAATGGACAACTTGAAGGTGAATTCAAAATGAAACCTAAAAAAGTGGAGACTAAAGAAGCTGCACGTACTTTAGGTAACGGTTCTAATTTCAGAAAGGGTGGTTTACCAAAACCAAGAGCACACTCAAAAGCGAACACTGCAATTAAAGAAAGTGAGAATTTGAGAGAAATGCAAATCCTTAGAGAGAAGAATGATGAATACAGAAAAGCACTTAACATCTTCAGAAACAAATTAAATGAAGTTGCGGTATTCAACTCAAACTTAGCATACGCTACACGTTTGTTCACGGAACACTCAACATCAAAACAAGAAAAAATCAACATTCTTAGAAGATTTGACAGTGTTGAAACTATCAAAGAATCAAAGAATTTGTACAAAACCATTAAAGATGAGCTTTCAACTACGGCAAGTCAACCAATGAACGAATCAATCGAACGTGTAATTGAAAAAGCACCTTCAACAGGTTCAGCGGTTAACTTGATTGAGTCTAAAACTTATGAAAATCCTCAGTTCCTTAGAATGAAAGATTTAATGGGTAAATTAAGATAATAAAAATAAACTAAACTAAAAATAAAAAAAACCAATAAAATGGGAGCATTATTAGAATCAGGTCTTGTTGGTAACATCGGTCTTAAGCACCTTAAAGTTATCAAAGAAGATACAATCAACAAATGGGACAGATTA